GGCCGAGCGCGTCCGGTTCATCTTCAAGCTCTACCTGGACTGCAATTCCTTGATGGCGACCCTGCGGCGGCTCGACGAGCTCGGCTGGGTTAACAAGGTCTGGTCGACCAAGAAGGGCACGCAGCGCGGCGGCAAACCGTTCGACAAATCCACGCTGTTCAACCTGCTGACCAACGTCGTGTACCTCGGCAAGGTCAAGTACCGCGACGAGCTCTACGACGGCGAGCACGAGGCGATCGTCGACGAAGACCTGTTCCGCCGGGTTCAAGCCCTCCTTCGCCGAAATCGCAACAGTGGCGGCAGGTACGTCCGCAACAAGTATGGCGCCCTGCTGAAGGGCCTGGTGCGCTGCACGGCCTGCGGCTGCGCGATGAGCCACCACTTCACGACGAACGGCAACAAGCGCTATCGCTACTACGTCTGCGTCAACGCCCAGAAACGCGGCTGGGACCAGTGCCCGGCGCCGTCACTGCCCGCGGCGGAACTGGAGCAGTTCGTCGTCGATCAGATTCGTGCGCTGGGACAGGACGGGCAGGTCATCACGGACTCGATCCGCGAGGCGCAGCGGCAACTTCAGCAGGAGATCGCGGACCTCCGAGCGCAACGGGAGGCCGTCGCGCGGCGGGTAAAGCGCCTGACGGAGCGGATGCTGCGCCTGGCAGGCTCCAGCGGAAACGGCAAGGCTGCGACCGATCAACTCGCAGATCTGCGCGATCGCCTGTGCGACGCCGAGCAGGAGGCCACGAGGATCGACGACCAGATCGCGCGGGCCAGTCAGCGCCTGATCGACGAGGACGAGCTTGTCGGCGCGATCGAGGCATTCGACCCGGTCTGGGACGCGCTCAGCCCGCGGGAGAAGGAACGGCTCGTTCACCTGCTCGTGAAACAAGTGGCGTATGACGCCGGGCAGGAGGCGATTTCGGTGACGTTCAACCCTACGGGGATCAAGGAGCTGTCGGTCGAGGAGGGAGTCGCGTGAACGAGGCGAACCTGACCGTCACCCGCAAGGTGCACTTCTCCACGCGGAACAAGGGCCGGCGGGAGATCAGGCCCGGCCCCCAGCCGGTGCCCGACGACGTGCCTGCGGGGAGGGTGCCGCGTGTCTCCCGGTTGATGGCCTTGGCGATCCGTTTCGACGACCTGATCCGCTCCGGTGCGATCACCGACCAGGCCGATCTGGCCCGGCTGGGCCACGTCTCTCGCGCCCGCGTGACGCAGGTCATGAACCTGCTCCATCTGGCCCCTTCCATCCAGCAGGAAGTCCTTTTCCTGCCACGGGTTACGGCAGGCTGCGACCCCATCACGGAACGGCACCTGCGTACCATCGCCGCCGAGGTCGATTGGGCCAGTCAGGTCGAGCTTTGGAGCCAACTCAAACCGGCCGCGCAGAAAAATGGCCCAGAGGGGTTGACACGCGGCCCCATCGTTTAGTATCAAGTTCACGGTTTGTGGGGAAGAGCATCCGGGAGTAACATGCGAGGTGATGCCATGCCGGGCAACCCGAGGTTCGGACGTCGGATACGCGAACTCCGGGAGGCGAAGAAGCTGGTTGATCCCTGCTTCTCGCTTCGAAAGTTCGCGGAGGCCGTTGGGATCAGCGCGACGTTTCTGAGCAAGGTCGAGACCGGCGAGTTCGCGCCGCCGGGGCCGGAAAAGATCAAGAAGATGGCGGGATTGCTGGGCGTCGATGCCGACGAGCTGTTGGCGCTGGCCAACAAGGTCGCCCCGGACCTGTCGGACATTATCAAGGGGCAGCCAAAGGCGGTGGCCGACTTTCTCAGGACGGCGCGGGATATGAACCTGAGCGACGACGAGCTGCGCAAGCTGACCGAGAGGCTTCGGAAGCGGAAGGACTGATCGCGTCGGCGGAGTATCGTTGTATGGATGTGAAGTTTCTGCCGGAAGCACACATCGAAAGAGCCGCCAACGAGCTTCTGTTCGCGTACGGACAGAAGTTCGGAGAAGTGACCGCGCCGCCGATCCCCGCCGAAGAAATCCTCGAATGCCACCTCGGACTGTCGCTAGACTTCGCCGACCTGCGGGCGCGATTCGGCGACGCACACATCCTCGGGGCCATCTGGATCGACACGAAGAAGGTCCTCATCGATCAGTCCCTCGATCCATCCGGAGACCAGCGGCGCGAGGGCCGATATCGGTTCACGGTCGGCCACGAGGCCGGCCATTGGGTGCTGCATCGTCACCAGTTGCTGGAGGCCCGCAGCGCGCCGCTCTTCGATGCCAAGCCCGAACCATCCGTCATCTGCCGCGACACGGTCAACAAGCCACCGATCGAGCGGCAGGCCGACTATTTCGCCAGCTACCTGTTGATGCCGGAGGAGATGGTTCGACGCCAGTGGGCAGAAGTGACCGGGAGCCGCGAACCCTATGTTGCGGAGGATGAGATCAACCAGTTGCGCGGGCGCTATGGCCTTGCGGAAGATGAACAGCCGACGGTCGAGATTGCAAAACGCATGGCCCGCGTCTTCCGGGTTTCCGGCCAGTCGATGCAGATTCGGCTCGTCGGACTGAAACTGATCCTCCCGCAGAAACCACCGCCGTCGCTGTTTGATTGAGCTGGGCGCTCTTCTTTTTTCGCATCTTCGTTTAGTGTAAAGTTGACGCATCTATGGAGTCAAACTGATGCCAGAGAGTTTTCGACTGAAGCGTTTCACGAATGTCGCCATCCTCAAGCGGATCGACTTCCCGTTGCTTCTGGAGTTCTTCGAGTCCGACCCTGAGTTCCCGCGATTCCTAGCGAAGCGCGGCCTTACGTTGGCGCGCGATGTTGAGATGTTCGATTACGAGGGGCTGGCGCGCATCTTAATGTCTCCCAGCGTCGACACGCCGGACGAGCTGCTTGACGCGCTGTACTTCGTCGACAACCTCGCCGACCCGGACTGCTACGATCGCATCCTTGAGGAGTGCGAGACTGCCGGGATCGATCTCGGCAAAACGGATCCGTCGCCGGAAGACCTCACGTTACGCGTCTGGCTGGCGGCCCGCAACATCCTTGAACGCATCCACGCCGAGCAGTACCGCGTGCGGCGGAAGAAGTTCGAGTCGTTTTTCGCTGCCGGGGCGAAGCGGCCGCCCCTCGGTGAGCCGCCAGCGGCCGTCCTTACCGCCATCGAGACCGACCTCAATGAATGGTACGAGTTCAAGAAGAAGGGCCGCGGCGCGCGAGTGTTCCCGTTTGCACGGGACGACGCCGTCTGGTTCCTGGTGCGCCACGGGCAACGGATCAAGCGAGAAGGCACCGTCGAGGCAGACGGCGAGCCCGGTCGCATCTTCTACCGCCCGGAGATGTTCGACGTGCTGATCTATTATCCCGCCAGCGGCGAACTGGCGATCCACACGGAGACGAAGGGCGAACAGAAGGCGTACTGCCGATACTTCGGGAAACACTTCTTCGACGATATCGAGTTCTTTCTGTTCGAAAATCCCGTTGCCAAATACACTCTTCAGCCGCTGATCGATCTCGGTCGCGACGCCCTGGCGTGCGACGACATTGAGGGCATCGAGTGTATCCAGCTACACGAGCTACACATCATGCATGATAGCGACCAGGAGGATATCGAGGTCCGCAGGGCGAGTGAAGACGTCCTCCGCGCGCTGGAGAGCCAGGGGCGGAATTTGAAAGACGAGGAAGCCTCCATCGAGCTGGTCAAAGCGAAATTCATGGTGCGCTTCGCCGGCGGAAAGGAGCGGACCGTGATTATCGAGCCGCCGAAGACTGCCTCCTTCGACCGCGAGGCAGACAACGCCGTCATTCACGAATGGCTGCAGAAGCGCGGATTTATCCGTTTGGTAATCGCCGAGGTCTCGTCGAATGACAAAGCCGATGTCGTTCTGGCATCTCGTTGAGCTGCGCCCGAGCCGCGCTGCCGTGATGGCCGAGTGGACTTCCGTCGGCGGGGACGCGCTCGCCGCGGTTCGACCGATGCTGCAACCTATCAGCCGACGCGCGACGGCCTACCCCGATGACAGAAAACCCGGACGACTGCTGAAAGTGGTCGGGCACGCGGACGGCAGCATCGTCGCGATTGACGAACAGGACTGGCGGCATCGGCTGGCGCTCAGACCGGAAGACGTGGTGCTTTACCAGCTCGACCTCCGGAAGCTGCGGGCCACGCTGTGCAGCGCGCTGAGTTGCGTCAATGTCGCCAGGACGCCCGTCGGCCAGGGGGCGCGGACTCTCCAGGTCGGGAACTGGGAGCCCAAGAAGGCGGCGAGTTTTCCCGTTTACCTCTTCATGTGTCGCACGTCAGGACTTCTGCGAACGGAAATCCTGGATCGGATTGCCAGATTCCAAAAGTCAGGTGCCATTACTCTGACACCGACGCGCACCCATTGGGATGATGATCTGGAGGCGCTCGCCCGCGCACGGAAGTTGCTACTAGTCGCCGCAGAGGAGATCGTCGAGCCGGATGGCGACGCCCTGCGGGAGACCGCTTCATGGGAGGAGTACCTGCAAGCGTTCTGCCAGATGGTCCGGTTGACGCTGCCGAGCAACTACCGCAACAAGAAGCCCGCACCCATGCGCGGGACAAGGGCGGCGAACATCGAGAAACTCGAGAAGGAGTTGGAAAAGCACCTGCTCGCTGCCCGGGACCACGCCCATTCGCTTCGTGACCGAGACCTCGACCCCGTCCTGTTGCCCCGTCCCCTGCAGAAGGAACTCGCCCAACGCACCGGTCTGACGGCACCCGACGTGTCACGATGCCTCCAGGATCCGCGCGCCAAACTTCTGAGAATCCTGTGGGACACCGCACAATCGCTTGACGACGTCATGCGTTTCAAGCGCCCGCACTAAACCCCGTTTCAATCTGCCCCCCCGATTGCAGTTACGGCGATTCGCTGCAACTGCAATCGCGTTCTCCTCTGCGCGCAAGCTCCGCCATTTCGGCTACTTGCAGCAATCGCATTAGTTCTCACGCAGCCATCTGCAACTCGCCCGGAGGTCGATGCGGCCCGTCGTGGGCCGCGAGTTTTCCTCGACCTCGGAGACTTGCAGATGGTTACTCAAACCGACCACTCCCCCGAAACCTGTATCGACGACTATGCCCTGGCGCGGATCGACTACCGCGTCGGGCGGTTGGCCCGTGCGTTCCGGCTGTCGGAGGACGATGCCGACGACATCCGGCAGGAGATGGCCGCCGAGTTGCTCAAGGCGGGCACTCGGTACGATCCTGACCGATCCGCACGTAACACGTACATCAACCGCACGCTCGACCGGTACTACCGGCACGTCGCCCGTCGGCTGCGAAACCGACAGCGCCACGAGGCGATGAAGCCCAGGCCGATCTCGTCCATGAAGAACTTTTGCCCGGCGGTCAACGATCCGGGCAAGGGCGAGCTTTCCGAACAAGAGCGTACGGAGCTGCGCATCGACCAGGCTGGAATCCTGGGCTCGATGCCAAGCAAGCTGCGATGCATCTGCGCGGCGCTGAAAGTCTACATCCCGCGCGACGCCGCCGAGTTCCTCGGCGTGCACCCGAGCACGGTCTACCGGGCCATCGCCGAAATTCGCCCGTACTTCGTCGCCGCCGGGTACGGAGGTGCGGCATGAGGCAATGCGACAAATTCCCCACTCACGCAGATGTAGGTGGGCGAACGGAGACGCACTCGACCGGAGCGATCATGGACGGGCAAATCGACATCGACCTGACGGTTCTGACGGCCGAATCAGAGCACGAGTACCACGCCAGGTGCGGCGAGTATCTCTCGAGCCATCTGCTCGCGGACTTCCGCAAATGCCCGCTGCTGTATTTCAAGCGTTTGAGCGGGCTGATCGAGGACAAGGACTCGACCGCCTATCTCGTCGGCCGTGCCACGCACTGTCGGATTCTCGAAGGGCGAAGCGAGTACGAGAAGCGGTTCGCTTTCGGCGGACCGGTGAATCCAAAAACCGGCAAGCCCTTCGGCTCGCAGACGAAGGCGTTCAGCGACTGGGCGGAGGCCCAGGGCAAACCCGTCCTCAAAGACGAACACGTTCCGCTTATCGAGAACCTCGCCCAAGGCGTAGCCATGAACAGCAATGCCGTCGACCTGCTGCTGGACGGCCAGGCCGAGGGTGTCGTGCGAGTCGAGTACTGCGGCGCGCCCTGCCAAGTTCGCATCGATTGGCTGCATCCGTATCGCGGAATCGTGGACCTCAAGACCTGCGACGACCTGACGTGGCTCGAAGCGGATGCGAAGCGCTACGGCTACGTGCATCAAATGGCCTTCTATCGCGCCGTACTGGCGCGGGTGCTCGGCCAGTCGCTGGTTCCGGTTCACATCATCGCCGCTGAGAAGAAGCAGCCGTTCCGTTGCGGCGTCTGGCTGATCGATGACGGGGTGTTGGCCCACGCCCAGCGGGAGAACGAAGCGGCCATCCGCCGTCTGCTGGAGTGCCAGAAGCGCAACGCATGGCCCACCGGCTGCGAGGAGGTTCGCGTGCTCGATTGTATCTGACGCGACCGTCTTGCGCCCGGGTGGGGTGGCGTGCCGCAGGCATGGATGCCAAGTGCGTAAAGGAGCGGCGGGACTCCCTGAACCCACCCGGGCGCTTGTTGTTGGCTGACTGAATCTAGACGACGACCCGAACACGAGGAACCATGACATGGCTTTGATGCAGACGATTCACCGTGGCGTGCGCCAGGCCCCGCCGAGGATTCTGATCTACGGCACCGAGGGCATCGGCAAGTCGACCACCGGCGCGCAGGCCCCCAAACCGATCTTCATTCAAACCGAAGATGGGCTGGACCAGATCAATTGCGATTCGTTCCTGCGTGCAACGAAGTACGCCGACGTGGTCGCGGCGCTGTCGGAGTTGTACACCCAACAGCACGACTACCAGACGGTCGTGATCGACACGCTCGACTGGCTCGAACGGTTGATCTGGGACGAGGTCTGCCGCGAGTACGGCGTCAAGAGCATCGAGAAGGCCGACGGCGGGTACGCCAAAGGTTACACGCATTCCTTGACCCAGTGGCGCGAGGTTCTCGCCGGTCTCGATGCGCTTCGCAACGAGCGCGGCATGGCCGTCATCCTGCTGGCCCACGCCAAGGTCGAGAAGTTCGAGGACCCCGAGTCCGTCGCCTACGACCGCTATTCGCCGCGCCTGCACAAGCACGCCGGGGCGCTGGTCACCGAATGGTCCGATGCCGTGCTCTTCGCCACGCGGAAGTTCCGCACCGAGAGTGAAGACGCCGGGTTCAATCGCACCCGCTCGATCGCCGTCCCGTTGGGGACGGATGGCGGCGAGCGCATTCTGCGAACAGTCGGCGGACCGTCCTGTATCGCCAAGAACCGCTATGCGCTGCCGGCCGAGCTGCCGCTGTCCTGGCCGGCGTTGATGTCGGCGCTGAGTGGAAACACCGAACCCACGAATGATGGAGACACGAACAATGGCTGACCTGAAGGGCTTTGATGCACGCACCGTCGAACCGACCGCTGACTTCGATCCGCTGCCGGCGGGCAAGTACGTGGCGGCGATCACCGAGTCGGAGATGAAACCGACCAAGAACGGCAGCGGCCACTACCTGCAGTTGACGTTCACCGTCCTGGAAGGCGAGTACAAGAACCGCGTGCTCTGGGCGCGGTTGAACCTCGACAACGCCAACTCGATGACCGTCAAGATCGCGAGGTCCGAACTGTCGGCGATCTGTCGGGCCGTGGGTGTGATGGCGCCGAAGGACAGTGTCGAGCTGCACAATCTCCCGCTCGTCATCACCGTCAAGCTCAAGAAGCGGGACGACACCGGCGAGTTGACCAACGAGATCAAGGGGTACGGCAAGCGGGAAGCCGGCGGGCAGGCGCCCCAGGCGGCCAACAGCACACCGCCGTGGAGGCGGCCGTGATCATGTTGGAGTTGCCGTATCCGCCGAGCGCCAACCATTACTGGCGTCATTTCCACGGGCGGACGCTGATCAGCCGCGGTGGTCGGGCCTTTCGAGACGCCGTGTGTGCGGCACTCGTTGCGGCGGGTGCGAGGCCTATATCGGGCCCGCTGGCGGTCGCCGTCGAAGTGTATCCACCTGATCGCCGGCGACGCGACATCGACAACGTGCAGAAGGCCCTGCTCGACGCGCTCGAGCACGGCGGGGCGTTCCACGACGACTCGCAGGTCGTCTGGTTGCTGACCCAGAAGGCGAAAGTGGTACCGGGCGGGAAGGCGATCGTTCGTATCGCGGAGAGATCATGCAAGAACCCCGGATTCCCGATGCCAGAGAACTTGAACCTGAACTGATCAGCGCCGCGCTGCGCTACGTCGCCATCGCGGACTGGTTCGAGTCGCGATCGACCGCGCAGAACGATCGCCGGCTCGAGCAGAAGGCGATGGACGTTTTTAACCGCGTGGAGGCGGAACTGCGCGAGACGGGCGGGCGGTTGCTGCGACGACTTGGGTCTCGCCAACTTGTCCTGGAACGCGCTCTCAAGGAGTTGGCAAGTCGATGATCCTGCGCCCCTACCAGCGCGAGGCCGTGGACGCAGTGTACGAATTCCTGCGCACGCGGGACGACAACCCGTGCGTGGTCATCCCTACCGCTGGCGGAAAGACACCGGTGATGGCCACGATCTGCCGCGACGCGGTGCAGCAGTGGAATGGTCGCGTGCTGATCCTGGCCCACGTCCGGGAGCTTCTCGAACAGGCCGCCGAGAAGCTGCACCTTGTTGCGCCGGACCTTCCGGTGGGCATCTACTCAGCTGGCCTGAAGCGCCGTGATCTGGGCTACGCCGTGACGATCGCCGGTATCCAGTCCGTCTACCAGAAGGCCTGTGACGTCGGCGCGGTTGACCTGGTCATCGTCGACGAGGCCCATCTTATCCCGCCCGATGGCGAGGGGATGTACCGTACGTTTCTTGCCGAGATGCACGCGATCAACCCTCGCGCGCGGGTGATCGGCCTCACCGCCACACCGTTCCGCATGAAATCGGGAACGATCTGCGCGCCGGACAACATCCTCAACGAGGTCTGTTTTGAGATCGGCGTGCGCGAGTTGATCGTGCAGGGTTACCTCTGCCCACTACGGACAAAGGCGGGATCACCGCGGCCCGACTACGACCACCTGCACGTGCGTGGCGGTGAGTACGTTGCCGGCGAGGTCGAGGACCTCATGGACGACGAGAACCTGGTTCTCGCCGCGTGCCGTGAGATCATCGAATACACGCAGAACCGCAAGAGCATCCTGATCTTCGCGTCGGGCGTGCGGCACGGGCAGCACATCGCGGAGGCGCTCCAGACGCGGCACAACGCGGAGTGTGGCTTCGTGTGCGGGGAAACGCTCCCGTTCCAGCGAGACGAGCTGATCAATCGATTCCGCAGCGGCGACCTGAAGTACCTGTGCAACGTGAACGTCCTGACGACGGGCTTCGACGCGCCGAACATCGACTGCGTGGCGCTCGTGCGCCCGACGCTGTCTCCGGGGCTGTTCTATCAGATGTGTGGTCGCGGATTCCGCCTTCACCCCGGAAAGACCGATTGCCTCGTTCTGGATTTCGGCGGCAACGTGCTGCGGCACGGACCGGTCGACGCGATCCGCGTAACCGATCCCCAGTCGAACGGCAACGGCGAAGCGCCAGCGAAGGAATGCCCCGAGTGCCACGCCGTGATCGCCGCGGGTTACGCCGCGTGCCCGGAATGTGGGCACGAATTCCCGCCGCCAGAGCGGCGGAAGCATGAGGCGACGGCAAGCAGCGAAGGCATCCTTTCGGGCCAGGTCACGCGCACGGAGTACGAGGTCAACGATGTCTTCTACGCCGTTCACGAGAAGCGCGGCGCGCCGCCCGACGCCCCCCGCACGATGCGGGTTGATTACCGCATCAGCTTTACGGAGTACGTGTCCGAGTGGGTCTGTTTCGAGCACGAAGGTTACGCACGCCGCAAGGCCGAGCAATGGTGGCAGCAGCGATCGAACGACCCCATCCCCGACTCGGCCGAAAGAGCCGTCGAAGTGAGCGAGGCCGGCGCGCTGGCCCCGACGCTGGCGATTACCGTTGAACGTCGCGAGGGCGAGCGCTTTGATCGCGTGGTCGCCTACCGCCTTGGCGACAAGCCGGAGCGGCTCGAGTCGGACGGCGGCGCGGCCGAGTACGCCTACGCCGGCGATGACGACGTTCCGTTTTGAGGGGAAGCGCCTTGGGCCGCGAATATTCCGG